TCCATATCGATATACAGTAAATTTAACTCCAGCAGGAGTTGAATATAAATCTTGTACCTTAAATGTTGATAAATTTTCCAATCTCTCAAGAATTGAATGACTGTCCATAGCTATATAATTATTAATATTTGCTGAAATATCTGAATTATTATTCTTGCATAAATATAATTTCTTTGTATTTTTATCAAAGTAGGTCTTTCCGACTTCTTTTAATCCTATTTCATTTAATATTCCACCATAATCTTTTCCCATCATTTGAGTAAATTTATTTCCTTCTAGTGCTGTATTTTCTTGAGTTCCATACTTAACAATTCCATACTGTTCAGCTGAAGCATAGTCTGTTTTATTTACTTTTTTATTCATTCCTTCATTAAACTCTTGAAGTGATACGTAACTATGTAAGTCAATTTTGGCATCAACTTTTGAACCACTTGTTATATTGAAATAAATTACTATTATAAAAGAATGTGGACTATCTTTCATTAATGGAATATAATCATATTTATCTCCAGCATTAGCATAAGCATAAAGAATTTCTTCACCTTCATTTCCTTGTGCATAAAGTCCAATTTCTCTGAAGATTTTATCTTCTCTTAGCTCAGCATTAGAAAATTGAAGTTCTATAGCTACTATATTTTTTTCATCTCCCTGTATCTTACAACTAGTTACATTAGCTGTCCCCCATACTTCTTTTACATCTGTTAAGAATCTAATCTCATCATTTGAAGTTATTGAACCACTTCCTAACTTTGCTTTTGTAAAAGTTAGAGTTTCGGATAAATTTCCATTTATCTTAGCTTGAAGTTGTTCACCTTTTTTTGTTAGCTTTAAGCCTTCAAAATAACTCATTATTTAGTTCCTCCTATCTTGATTATTTTAGTAAATCCTATCCCTTGAGCAGTATTTAACTTTGAATTTATTCTCATTGTTTGATCTAGTTTAAACTCAGCTTTTATCTCTATTTTTTTTATATTCTCAACTATTGATGAATAGTATTGATTACTTTTATTGTTGATAATTTCAAGCTCCCAATACATTCTTGCTCCAACTTCACAAACTTTGTTTAAATCAGGCATTTTGTTAATAACCTCTAAATCATCAACCATATTTATTTTAAGTAGCTGACTAGCTACTTCTTGTAATGGTCTTGTCTTCAATTTTGTAACTTCTTTATTAGTAAGTTCTCTTGTTAATGTAAGTAAAAACTCTGTATTAGGTAATCCATCAAGTGCCATTTTTTTTATAATTAATGCTTGTCTATAAGTCTCATCATCTCGACCATTTCTCTTTTCATCATATCTTTCACCCATAAAATCTAAGAATATTCCTGAACATTTTAATAAAGATGTTTGATTTTTTAAATTTTCTATTAAGTCATCTATATATTCAACAACAGGCTTCAAAGTTTTGTATAATTTAATTGTATTTTCTTTTTGAAAATGCAAAGGTAAACCCTTAATAACTTCATCAATCATTATATTCTCCCAGCACTCTTTGGTATTTCATTAAAATTTAATTGAATTGAATTACTCCAAATAAGAGTACTTTTTTTTCTAAACTTTAAGTCAAAATCTGTATATTTATAGTTTTTATTATAAAGATACTCATATAAGAATGTTCCATTTGATAGTAAAGCACCTATTCCAGCTTCATTAATATACTCATCAATTAAATTTTTGATTTTCAATTCATCAGCACTTTTTATATCCAATTTATATTCAATTTCTGTTTGAGTTGGTCTGTCAAATCTTATAACTTCATAATGATTTGGTACAGATGTTGGAACATTTACCTCAACATTTCCTTTAGTATCTGGAGTATGAATGTGCATATAAATAGCATGTGCTATTTCTTCCTTTATTCCTCCATCTACTACTATCCAAATGCTTTTTGGAGAAAGTCCAAAGCTGTCTATATTCATTGTATTGTTTCTTATCCCATTAGCACTTTTTACTCCTGGTAATTTTCTTATAGCATTTAAAATAGATAATAAACTCCATTCACCTTTGCTATTACCAGCTAAATATCTTTTTAAATACTCATAATCAGTTTCAGAAGAAAGCCCACCTTCTCCAATTTCAACATTTTGTACATCAACTATTGATGCTGGAGCTTTTATAACTTTTTCAATTTTATTAATTTGGATGTTTCCTTCCTCTCCCTCGAATAAGCTTTGAAATAGTATTGTTTTAGTTCTTGAAGAGTCCACTTCAAATCTTTCTATATTTTCATATTTCACTCCATTTTCAGCTTGTATGATAATGTCTCCTTGTAACACATCTACAAAATTAGTTGCTGTAACTTTACAATGTACTTGAGCTTTTGTTCCAAATCTTCTAGGAAAAAAATATAACAAATTGTCTAATTCCTCATTTTGTGCATTGTATATATTTAAACCCCTTGCTATTGAAATTGCTTTATCTTCCAAATAAGAACAAAGATATATGAAAGGTGCTACTAATTTATAGTAATCTCCAGTTGGTTCAACATTGAAATCACTTCCAAAATTTTCTTTTTTTTGTGCTTCTTTTTGTGCTAATTCCATAAGTCCTTGAAAGCCTTTTGTTTCAAATTTATCCACTGATTATCACCTCTTTCTCTATATTGTTATGTTTCTTATGTGTTATATATATTTTTGCCTTTAAAGTTCTTTCTGCTTCAGAAATTATTTGATAACTAACTGTTTCTATTTCAGTTCTATACCATTCTTGTAACTTTCTACAAATATGTTCAAGTTTGTATTCAGCTACATCCTGTTCATTTATTATTCTTATATCAAGCCCTAAATTTTCATCATAAAAACACTCTATTGAGTATATTTTTAAAGAGTTTACTACTCTTTGCCAAAATTCTTCTATTCCTGAAATAGTTGAAAAGTTAATATCTCCATCATTCATTTTTATAGCTTTCATTAAACTACTCCTCCACTTGTGTCATTTCCTTTTGCTACTCCTGAATGCTTATGATTTTTTAAGCTCTTATCTCCAGCCTTAACATCTTCTGTTGCTGAAACAGTTCCAGTTGAGGATATATTCCCAGTTTGTATTGTATTTCCTTTTTGAGTAGTATCTCCAGTTATTTCAACATTTCCTTTTTGACTAGAATTTCCTTTTAAATCAATATTCCCTTCCTCTAATCTATCTCCAATAATTCTAATATCAGAAGGAAATTCAAGACTTTCAGTAGCATTTGGAATTGTGAAAGGTAAAATAAAACCATTGTTTAAGTTATTTCTTCTGTTTGAATCCATAACATCATGAGAGCCTTGACTTATATATGAGGAAATATCAAAAGTTAATACAAAGTATGGCATTATATCCCCTTCTTTGATATTCCAATCAATGTGGTCTTTACTATCTCCAAACAAGGCAACTGGAACATTACGAAGTACAGGTAGAGCAACACCATTTGGACTAAACAAAGGCTCAGCATCTACAAATCTACCTTTTCTTATTTTTTGAATTTTTACTAGAATTATCCTTATGTTTTCCATCATCCTTTATCACTTTAACTCCTAATTTCATATTCCAGCTATCACTTAGACTAACACTTACCTCTTCCACTTGCATAAATCCACTCACTTCATCACTTTCAATGTATACAACATCACCTTTTTTTATATAGTGGATTGGAAAACATTCGATTGTATAGTCATATTTGTTACTTTCTTTTATAGTTTTCTTTTTTTGTTCATTTTCCCATTTATCATCTTTTTTGCTCTTTCCTTTTTTATTGTCTGCTTTTTTATTTACTTTCACTTCTTTTTCTTGCTGTTCAACAGCTTCAGGATTATGAATCAACCCACTTTCAAAACTTAAATAAATTGCTTGATCTTTTTGTTTATCTGTATAGATATAAAGATCATCACCTTTTAAAGTCATTTTGCTCTCTGAGTCTTGAACTAATTCTCTTAACTCCTGAAATCCTTGACTGTAACAAGTAAAGCCATTAGTGTAAATTTTATCTTTGTTAAGTTCCATAGAAATAAGATTTATTCCCATTTCTTTAGTAACTTCTTTTATTGCTTCAGATATCCTAGTATTCCCATCCAAGCTAATTGAAACTATCTTACTACTATTTTTAGTTCGCTCTGAACAAGTTAGTTCTTGAATAAATGAAGAACTTTCTTTTATTTTTTTCTTTTTTATAACTTCATATTTTGAATAATAGCCAACATCTTCAGCGTACCCAAACCACAGTTCTATCTCACTTCCTACTTCTATATCTTGACTTAAATTATATATTTTGAATGTTCCTACCCCTACTTTTCCTTCTTCTCCTGTTTTTACATCAACATCAAATTTTAAACCATCATTATTATGATCATCTATTTTTACACCATTTATAATAAGATAAGAATTTCTAGGAAAAATAGGTCTATTTGCTATAAAATCCATTATTCCTCCACTAAAAGTTCAATTTTATCAATATTTTCATAATCAATTTTTATTGCTTTTCTATCTAAAGTATTAGGGATAATATATTTTTGTGGATATTTTTTATTAAAATTTCCTTTTTCATCAACTAATTTATTGAACCATAGTGGGATCCCGAATAGAATTGGCTCATTTGGATATATTAAATTATCATCAATATCATAAAGTGTTATGTACACTCTTTTATCATAAGAATTATATGTAAATTCAAATTGAAAGGTTGTCCCTGCAATAGTTACATCAGTTATATATGGAATAGATTCTTTCATTATATTTATTTTCATTTCTATACTCCTATTATCTATGGCAGTTTTATATGCTCACTTTGTAAATCTCCTTCCCAATCCTTTACTCCTGAGCTTTTATTTTTAGTAACAGCTTGAGCAGCACCTTTTGTATTCTTTTTACCTTTTGTTGCTGTTTTTATCTTTGTTTTATTTCTAACACTAGCTTTAGCTTTTGGACTAGGAGAGGGAATCATAGAAACATGAGCAATTTTTACTTCTACCATTGAAATAGTGAATTCTGTATAATATAATGAAGTTATAGTATTCTCTATATTTGTTATAGCCATATTCTTATACAACTTAATCATGTACAAATCTACAAGTTCCCTTTTATTTCTAAGCTCAAGAACCTTTTCAAAAATTTCTTTGTGATTAGAACCAACAATTTGAACTTTAAATGATAGCTCTAGTGCATTTTGTGTTATGTTATCAGCTATTTGAGTACCATCATCTATTGGTACTGTTGGAACATCATTAGAATAAGTCTCTGAGATTCCTGAAACTAATTGAAGTTTTATATTACCTAATAAAATTGGTGGAGTTTTCTTTATATATTTATCAATTTGGTTAGAAATTGAATTTACATTATTTAGAAAACTACTTACTTTACTCATAATATTTGTAATTGAAAACATCTATATTTCCCCTTTGGCTATTTCATTTTGTAACATCAAATCCTCTAATTTTTCTACTATCATTTCACTGACTCTATTCCAATCCATTTCTTTTGCTCCAGACATATTTATAGTAAGATTCAATATAATTTTTTTATCTGACTTATTGAAACTCTTTGTATTTGTTGAATTACTTATACTAGAAAAGTCATTACTTTCAGAACTTGAATAAGCATTATTCTCTTCAGCTGTCAGAACCCTTTCACCTCGATGAAGCTCAGCTATATAGCCGTCGAAAGGAACATAATCAAGCCCTGTTTTATGAGTACCATCTATCATAGGACTATTTGTATTTTTTTTCTCCCTATCACTAAAAAACCAAGATATTCCTGGTAACGATTTTATTTTTTCACCTAAACCTGAGAAAAAACCTTTAATATTTTCCCAAATTTTAGCAACATAATCTAATATAAAATCAAAAGCTGATGCAGCAGTTGACTTCATTGTCTCCCACACTTCTTTTAATTTGTCTATTAGTTTAAAAAATACATCAACAGCTTTGTCCTTTAAACCTACGAAGAAATTGCCTATATCTTGAATCTTTGAATAAAAATATTCTTTTAATTCTGTAAATTTACTTTTTATTTTTTCCCAAGAGTCATTTAAAAAATTAAGTATAGAGCTAAATATTGAAGTAAATATTGTTTTTAAATTTCCCCATAAGCCTTTTAATTTATTTATTAGTTTAAAAAATACATCAACTACTTTGTCTTTTAAACTTACAAAGAAGCTCCCTATATCAATTATTTTGTTATATAAATAACTTCCTAATTCGGCAAACTTTGCTTTTATTAAATCCCAATTTTCTATTATCAGTTTCCCAACAGTAATAATTAAACCTATTGGGCTAAGCCACATAAATATTTTTTTACCAATATCCCATAATGCTTTAGCAAAAGCTTTAATTTTATCCCATAATGTAGATAATTTAGCCTTAATCTTCTCCCAATTTTCTATTAATAATTGTCCTAGTTTTATTATTAAACCCATTCCTGAAAAAAGTAAGAAAACCTTAACAAAACCTTTTATCTTATCCCAAAGTGAAATTAATTTTTCTTTTACAAGATCCCAGTTTCTATACAATAGGACGCCAATAGCTATTACAGCCCCAATTGCAAGCATAATCGGATTAAAAGAAAGAGCTGCTAATGCAGTTTTTAAAGCTCCAATTAAAACTATTACCTTATTAATTACAAAAATCCCAGCTATTGCACTTGCTAGTGGAATTAAAACTTCTTTCCACTTAACAATAAAATTTATTATTTTTTCTCCCCATGAAATTAGTTCACCAAAGATACTAGATAAATTTTCTGCCCATCTAGTAAATGTTCCATCTTCTTGAAATTTTACTAGTGTATTAGCTAGTGGTATGATAACTCTATCTCTAAGAATTTGAAATGGAGAGTTTTCAACTATATCACCAAATTCATTAACTCCTGCAAGAGTTGAAAGTGCTGATTTAGTTGCTCCTGATATAGTTGATAATCCTCCCTTAAATGTTTTAGCTTGCTTTTCCATTGCTCCACCAAAACGAGAGTCTATCATTTCAAATAAAGTTTTATTAAATAACTCTAAGTCATTAATTTGCCCTTTATTATTAAAAATCTCTAAGCCTTTACTTTTACCAAACTCAGCGATCATATTCTTAGTAATTCCAAATTCTTTTAATCTTTCAAGTTCTCCAGTTCTTGCATCAGCAATAGCTTCAATCGCTTGATCAAAACTTTTCCCCATTCCTGAAGCCATATCTCCAATCATTTCAAGGTAAGTTCTGTTAGTTGTTTTTAAAACTCTATCTCCTTCAATTCCATAAGACTGTAATTTTGTCATCCCAGAAAGGACTTCATTTGTTTCAAATGGAGTTCTGTTAGCAAATCTACTAGCCCATGCTAGTTTTCTTCTTGCCATATCAGAATCTTTCAATACAGTTTCAAGTGTATTTCTATACTGTTCAATATTTCCAGCACCATCAATAGCAGTTTTTATTGTAAAGCCTGCTGCTAATGCTGTAGCTATTCTTTTTAAAATACTAAAAAATGAATTTGCTTTTTCTTTGCTGTTTTGAAATTGTTGCTGGGCATAATTACCAAAATTTCCTAAACTCCTACGAAGTGAGATAAATCCATTTCTTAATTTTGAAATAGCAGGAAAGTTAGCTGTTATTTTAGCTTTCAAGGCATTAAAAGTTGTACTAATCTTATTTTTAAAAGCAACTAAACTTTGTTTTACTGAACCAATAGTGCTTTTTAGATTCCCAAATGTTGAACTAACACTATTTTTAAAATTTGACATATTATTCTTTAAATTTCCAATTTGAGAACTAATTTGATTTAAAGTAACTTGTCCATTACCTACAACTTTAAAAACCAATGATAACTGTTCTAACATTGCTAACCCTCCTTTCTAATTTTTATTTTTTCTTTTTGCATAATCAGCCCAAGCTAATTGTAAAAGCATATATTCTTCGTAACATAGATCTTCAACAGGCTTTTTATAGTATGGAATCTTAGATTCAAAACAAACATCAAATCTTCCTTGCTTAATTTTCCTTATTTTCTCCAAAGTTTTTAATGAATAAAAAGGGAGTTTGTTGAAATTCAGTTATAATCACTGTAATAGTTTCTAAAGCTTCTTGATCCATATTAAAAAATTCTATGTCTCTAGCTTCCGTAGGCTGAGCTATAAAAGTATTCAATAATTTCTTACCTATTGCTAATTCATCTTTTTCAGATGAAAGCTTAAAAAATGTATCTGTTGAAACTCTTTCAATTCTAAAAGGTCTCTCTATTGTTTTAAAATCTTTTCCTGTCATCATCAAATTAAATTCTAAAGCTCCTAAACCCTCAGCTTTAAAAGTTATATTTGATATATTCTTATCCTCTATTTTTTTTAGAAATTCTTTATTTTTTAATTCTTGTTGCTCTGTTTTATTTATTTTATTTTCCATTAGTTCATTGCCTCCTTAACACCTACACATACAAGTTTAAATTCTCTTGAATCAGATTCTCCATCATTTGCCAATTCACTTTTATTTACTCCAATTTCTTTTATTGTTACGCCTCTACTATATTTAGAAATTGAACTATCTTTAAAATATCCTGAACCAGTTATTCTGTTCTCTGAAGCATCTAAAAGTATTTTTTCATCTTCAGTTCCACTTGCAACAGTAATAGTTATTTCAAGATTTGGATCTGGACTATATAATATTCTTCTCTCTCCATAAATACTTTTATCAGATGACTTATATTGGTCTTCAGGAGCCCCAACACTCAGACTTCTAAAATTTTTAAAAGTATAACCATTAAAAATAAAAATTTTTTTACTTAAATCAACCATTATTCCTTACCTCCAATATCCTTATTAGTTTTCATTAATGTTAAATCAATGAAATAAGCCCAGTTTCTAAGTCTGAAAAGTACTTTCGGTCTTATAAGTCTAAGCCCTCTTTCTGTTGCTGTCTGAGTCACAGGAAAAACTGTATATTGATATTTGCCATTCAATTTAGCAAGTAAATTATTAGCTCCCATTTCTTCCATAACATTGTTTAATGTTTCTTCTAAAAAGGCATAGCCTTCCTCATCTTGTGGAAATCCTTTTTTTATCATTGCTTTTTCTAAATTTTCATTTAGGTTTACAATTATGCAATCAATAGCAGTTGTGTCATCTAAATAAGTTCCATCTGTTGTTTTCCCACCATTAGCTGTAATATAACCTTCTGATGTTCTTTTCTCTACAAATGTAATATTATTTTTTGTAAGTTCAGGCTTTTTAGCTAATTCAGTGTCTGCTGTTACTCCTTGTAACTCTATCATTGAACTTCTGTATCCTGCTCCTTTTGTTATAACTACTCCTGCATAAGCAGCTGCTTTATACTCCTTATCCGCTTCATCTTTTTTTAAATTCCAAATAGGTGCAATTCTATCAGACTTTAATGTATCAGCTAATGGATAAGCTTTGACTTCTGTTATATAGATTCTTCTATTTTCAGTTAAAAAAGAACTTACAGCTTTCATTGTTTCAACACTATCAAATGTTGTTATAAGGGCATACCACTCTTTGTCTAAGTTTTCATTCAGTACTTCTTTCAACTTATCTTCTATCTTTTCTTGCCCACTTACAGTAATTCCAACAACTCCAAAGAAATCAGGTTTTAAAATATTACCATCTCCATCTCTTTGTCCTAGAAACTTCTCTACTAATTTATATACTTTTGAATTATTCCCAAAATCATTAGCAACATCTTTTGAGTTCATATAATATTTAAAATCTGCATTCTTATCATTTGTAACTATAAGAGTTTTATTTAATGAAGCAATTGTCAAATTCAATTCTTGTTCTAATACTACTTTTATCGGTTCTCTATATACTCCCATTATTCTTTCCTCCTCGCTATTCTACTTTTATTTTTATTATTTACTAATAATTCTATTTCTTTTATTAATTCAAGTTCTCTTTCTTTTGTTACTTTCATATATTCAAAAACTATATCAAAAGTACAACGATACTCATACTCTGAATTAATTAATTCATTTAATGATTTTATTTCACTACTTTTTACTACTCCAGCATCTAATCTATTTATCTCTCTTCTTGCATTGAAAAGGATTAATTCTCTCAGTTCAATTGCATTTTCTAATGTTTCTTCTTGAGTTTCAGAATATATGTCAAATTGAAGTCTTGCCATTATTCTATACTCAGTTGTTTCAAGATATTTTTCATCTTGTTTTATATATTCTCTCTCTGTATATCCTCTAAAATCAGCACTATTTATATTTAACACTTGGTAAGTAGCATAAGGCTTTTTAGGAACCTTTGTAGTAGTAAAAGCTGGTATAATTTGAATGTTACTCATTTTATTGAGTAATTCAATTATAATTTTAATCATCTTTTGTACTCCTCTTTAAAATATAGCTTTTTATATCAGCTAGATAATCAAAGTCAGTTATTTCAATTATCTTAAATTTTTCATCTCTTAAAATAGCAATATCCCCTTCTTTTAGTTTCTCTTTTGTAAACAATTCCATATCTTTTAAAGTAATTTCACCTTGAGGATAATATTTCAAAGTATCAGATGAAACAGGTATATATACCCCTTTTATAATCTTTTCTTTCTCTTCATTAGCTATATATTTCCCTTTTTCCCATCTTCCTTCAACACTTGAAATAATTTTTATATTTGTTTTGTGCTTACTTAATAAAATAACTTTATCCATCTTATACATCCTTAAAGTCTGACAAATATTCTATTGTCCCATTTTCATTTACTATTTGATACCGAATTGATTTTATTAAAAATCTGTTATCTATAAGTGGTTTGGTATTATTAGCCTGTCCATTTTTAGTTTTTATTTTTAAAGTTTTTGGATTATTTGGAGTTGCCCAAGTCTGAGCTGTAGCAATACTTTGAATTACTAAACCTCTTATAGTTTCCCCTACTCTCATAAGTGCAGGTTTGCCTTTTATACTTCCTTTTGCAACATCAGCAACAGCTGTTTTTATTAAGTTGCCTATATATTCTTTATTACTATCCAAAGCATTTCTCATGAATGGACGAGCAGGCATACTAGGAGTCCCATATTCATTGTATATAGCATATTCAAGAATAGTTGTTTTTCCATTTTCTCCAGTTAAACTTTTATCAATAGCTAATATTCCAATTTCTACAGTATGTTTACTTAAATATCCCATTTCTTGGCAAATTTCTACAATTGTCATATTTCTATAACTCCAAATAAGTCCCTTACTCCTCTTATAAAGTTGTCAGATTGTTCTATTTTATTTAAAAAAGTATAATTTATTCCTCTTATTCCATAGCTCTTTAATCCTTCAGCATTAGAAATTTCTTCCTTTATTGTTGAGCAGATGAACATTAATAGATTTTCAGGTAATTCATCATAGCCAGCTATATATTCTATTTCTACATAAGAATCTGTTGTTATAATTTCATCAAATATTACTTTTCTATTTACAAAACTGAAAGGGAGTTTTTTACACCCTTTTTTAGCGTTCAATACCCTTTCAATTTTCTTTCTAGGTAAGAATACATAGTTTTTATTAAGTCCACTAACTAAACTTATTATTTGCCCTTTTAGGAGTTCATAGCCTAATATCCCCTCTATCTTTTTTATTACTGCATTAATATAAAAATTTAAAAGCTCTTCATCCTCAATATTAGTGAGTATTTTAGCAATTTCTAAATCATATTTAATCCCCATGCTATCCCCTTGTTAGCATTGTAAGAGGGAATAATCCCTCTTAAATTATGCTTTTTTCTTCAATTTTAAAATATTCTCAGGTAATTGAACTCCCAAGCCCACACCTTTTTCCATGTAATATTTTGTATACCCTTTAGAAGTTACTTTATCTTCTAATCTCATTGTCATAGCATTGTTTTGGATTCCCATTACTGCTGTACTTAAATCTGCAAATACTCCAACTATTTCATTGGCTGTTGCTGTAGTAATTCCTTTTAGTCCTGCATTTTTTGAAGTAATTAGAATAACAGGTCTAGTCATTAAAGTTCTTGTATTTCCATTGTTTAAATCAGTAATATAGAAATCTTTTTGTTTATTTTTTAATTTAGCTATTCCTGCCCAAGTTTCAGAAGTCATGTACCACTTTGCATTTCTTGCAACTTCCTCATCTAATGCATAGTAAGCACTTATTAATGAATCAACAAATGTTGTGTCATCAGTTGTATCTATTTCAATTTCTTGCGTTACTTTGCTATCTTTTAAAATTCCAGTAGGCATATTTGTCCCTGTTCCATTAAATAATGCATCTGCTAATCTTAAAGATAAAGCATATTCTACTCTTTTTATTAAGAAATTAGCATATCCTACAAAGTTGGTAGCAAGTAATTTATTAGTTACTTTTGGCATTGCATACAATGAATGTAATGCTATAACTACATGGTCAATTTGAGACACAGAAGTTTCTTCTCTGTCTGCTTCCTCCCCTATCCAACCAGTTTCTGGTAAACCTGCAACTTCTCTTGGAATTGTTAAACTTCCATCTGTTATTGGAATAAACTTTATATCTCCAAGTGCTGAATTTTGCTCAACTAATCTTTCAAGTATTGTATTTACATACTGTGTTTTAATAGCTTTTGATGTATTAGTTGTATTAGCAGGATCTGCTGAAAAATTTAATTCTGTTGTTGAATTAAAAACAGTTTCTGTTGCTTTTCCATTTTTTTCAACCTCTTGAATCATTGCACTAAATTGTTCAGCAACTGTAACTTCTGCTGGAGTAGCTTTAAAGTTTGCTTTTAATCCTTTAATAACTTCATTAAACTCAGTCATTTGCTTTTCAATTTCAGCTTTAAATTCTCCATTTAATTCAGTTTTAATTTCTTCAAACTTTGAATTAATTTCATTGAATTTAGTAGGTAAATTTTTGATTTCTTCTGGTGTTCCAGCTTCTAATAACTCAGTTTTAAAATTTGCTAATAATTCAGCCATTAATAATTTTAATTGTTCCCTATCCATTTGTCCTATTCCTCCATTTTCTCTATTAAATACTCTTGTTACTTTACTACCTTTTACAGCACCCTTGGGTGTTAAACTCCCCTCATGAGCTTCAAACTTATTTATATCTATGTAATACTTACCATTTTCACTAGATTCTTTATAATCTACAATGTTTCCACCCACTGACATTTCAAAAGGTAGCTTCATTTCTTTCATAAGCGAATACAACTTTACAGCTTCAGGATTTATATAATTTCCATTTTCATCTTTTGATAAATGAAACTCTCCCACAACTTCAAATCCCTTCTCTGTTTCTTCTCCTACTAATTTTCCAACTGGTAATAATTCCCCATAATGATTGTATAAAAGGAGTAAAGTCTTCCCATTATTCCCTTGCATACTTCCCTTTTTAAATCTATAAATACCCTTTGCAAGACTGTCATTTTGCATATTTACAAGTATTCCTGTAAATCTTCCTGGTGCACCTTCTTCTTCATTAAACTTTTCAATTTCACAAGTAAAATTTAAAGTTTCATCAGAAAAATTAATTCTTTTCTTTATCTTTTTTTGTGACATACCTACTCCTTTATCTGAAAATAATTAAACAACTGCATCTAACAACCTCTGAAACTGGCAAACTGTCCTGGTGTGGATAGTCAGCTTCTACACCATCTTTTAACTTCCATTTATAGTCTATATCCACCCATTTATTACTTATAGCTTTATGGTGTGGTCTATATGTCTTTTTTCCTCCAACATGTATCCAGCATTTTTCTTTCATCACATTTTTAGCAGTTTCATAACTTGTTGTATTAATGCTCTTACTTGTTTCAGTTCTTGCTATTGTGCTGGCTCTTTGTTCTGTCATTCCATTGATATTTTTTACCAGTTCTTTTACCATGTCATTATGTGACAAGCCTTCTTCTTGCCCACTTGTGATTATCTTATTTAAAATATTTTTTGTTGTTGCTGTCATTTTAGTTGCTTGTTTTCCAGCATTCTTTATATTCCAATCTTTTAAAAAATAATCTCTAATACCTTTTATAGTTTTAGGTTTTATTACTTTTTTATAGATGTTTTGAAAGCCCTTAAAAGTCTCCTCGAATGTATATAGATAAATTACTTCAAGTCCACTTTTAAACTTTTTCAAAAGCCATTCATAATCAATATTTATTATCATTTTTACATCATAAGATTTTGAATTATCTGCAATTACTTTATCTCTTAGTTCAACAAATATTTTTTCTATAATTTTCTTATTCCTTGCACTGAGTCTTCTTTCTAGTGCTTTAATTGCTTTTATCTTTTGAATTTCCTTTTTCATACATCTTCTTCTTTTTCTCCTTCTGTTGTGGCTGGTTCAGTAACTTCCTCTAATGTCATATCTCCACCACCAATAAGTAAGACATCTCCACCTTTTAGTTGCTCTAAACTTAAATCAGTAAGTGTTGATATAATTCTTCTATATTCATTTATTGTTACTCTATTTTTTAATGGTTCTAATTTTTGAACAATATCCCCTATATCATCTTTCAGTTCATCAGCACCAGAAAGATCATAGTCTATATATTCTCCATTTTTCAGATAGTCAGCTAATAAATAATTAAGCCAATTCTTTAAATTGTTAAAAAACGGAATTACTGCTTCTCTATATAGTTCTTTTTTAGCTTGTTTTCTATTTTGATAAGTTGAATCTCCTCCACCAACTAATTCAACTGGAACATCAGCAGCAATAGCAGCTCTTTCATGTGCTTTTTGTTCTGCCGTACTCCAGTCAGCATCTATTGGTGCTTTTGAAGTGTCTTGGTACTTCAATCCAGAACCAAGTACCAAAGGACTTCCAGCATTCTCAGATCCTGCATAATGAGCTGAATATTTGCTCCTTATTTCTTCTCTATCTTCCTTATCTACTGCACCTTCTGTTTGAAGTATTCCCCCTGGTTTTCCTAAATTATTTGCCAAGCTCCAGTTCCATTTCCAAGCCTTGAATAAATAAGCTCCAAATATTGCTAATGCGTTCTGTTTGCTTCTTCCTTGACCTATTCCATTTCCACTAACTCCATCTATTATGTTGTCATAGTTTGGAGAACTAAGCCACATATAATTCTTTAATTCGTCCCCAGTTATTGTTTTAGCTGGATTATGTATTCTTATTTCTCTTATCCTTCTACCTTCAAAATACACTGTAAAATTACTTGGTGAGTGTATATATAAATCAGGAGTAAATGAGGGCAATCCTTTTATAAGCTCTAATAAAACTCCATTATTTGAACCTTCTAACCAAACTATTAAATAATCTATAAAGTCCTGGAACGATGTATTTGGATTAATCATTCTAAAAATTTTATTTAAAATATGGTTATCAACTTTTTTCTTGCCATCTTCTTTTCCTATATAAATGCCCATTTCTATATTTTGACAAGCCTTAATCTTTTTTTTAATTGGCAGCATAAAGCCTGGCTGTTCCCATATTGTTGACATATATTCAGATGATTCAAAATTCTTCCCATCTCCAGTCATTACAGAACAATCCTTGAAAAACCAATTTCTAAAAATTTCTTTAATACTCATATACCCACTTCCCTTTTTTCATATCATTAGAAAATGCGTATCTTGTTGCATCTATCGTATGATTGTTTGAATCACACAAACGAGGTAAAGGATTCCCTTCACGGTCAGTGTCGTAATCAATCATTTCAAATTCTCTTGATATGTTTGGAGTTCTTTTTGGATCTATCACTATAGCTTCCAAATCAGAAAGCCATTTTTCACCATATTCAACACTTCCAGCACCTTTTTTTGCACCCCATGCACTTATATCATATTCCTTCAATTCATCTATAGATTTAGGCTCAGCACTATCACACATAACCAACTCATCATAACCTTTTGAAAGAATATAGTTTGCTAGATTTCTATTTTTTAAACCTACTCCATAATACTCATCTAGTGCATAAATAATACCTTTCTTTTTATCATATCCCCATCTTACAAAAGCTAGTGGATCAACTCCATAACCCCAGTCAACTCCATTTCTAAATTTTTCAAGTCCTGCAATCTCTGAAGCTTCTATTTCTCTTATTTCTAAATTAGGAAATGGAACAAGTCCATTGCCTATTGGTTCACCCATATACACAAGTTTATACTTTGTTTCATCTTTTGCTTTAACTGCTTCAGCTTCTTTTATAAACTCTTCAGATATATGAGGATTATCTAAATATGTCGAATGATGTACAAATACATTATTTTCTATAAAAGAATAGTTATACTTTTTGTTTACCCAGTTATGCTTCATTTTAGGGGGGTTGTATGAAAAGAAGCCTTTATATATAAGCCCTTTTTCTAACTTACCTCTAAATATTGAATTTAAAACTGTTTCAACTTCATCTTCATTCTTAAACTCTGCAAGTTCTTCAAACCAGTAGCGAGCGACAGGAAATTGAGCCTCTTTTATAGATTTACTTTTTTGAGGGTCATCTACTCCCATAAATATAAATTTATTACCTCTTTCTTTGTAGATAATTTCCAAAGGACTAAGTTTATATTCAAAGTATTCCTCTACTCCTAAAAATTTAATAGCCCATTTTATTTGTTCATATACTGATTTTCTAAGTGTTTCCCCTACTTTTCTAAAACAAATCGTATTGACGGGATATTGCATTAAATCAACAACTAAAATCAAAGCAATATTAGTTGATTTTGCTGAACCTCTTCCACCTTTGCAAACTAAACGAGTGTATTTATTACTTTTCCAAGCTGAATAAAGTGGGTAAAATTTAGGAGTTAATAGGTCTGATATTTTAAGTTGCTTTCTCTTCTTCTTTGATATCATCAACTATTAACACCCCTCTTTCTTCTTCAACTTCTTTTTTAGCTTGTTCTTTTTTCTTTTCACTTCTTGCTGTTACTTTCTCTACAACACTTGCAACTTTGACCAAAGCATCAGCAGTTTTTGGATCTTTGAATTGCTCAGGATTTTTAGAAATTTCTATTAATATTTTTTTATGGGTTTCGTCAAGCAAATCAACTACATCATCCAAAGTCATCCCAGCTAGTTTTCTAGCCTCTTCAAACTCTTCCTTATTATCCTTTATCCAACGATAGATAGTGCCTTGTGATTTGTTTAAAGCACTAGCTATTTCTTTTGCTGTATTACCTTGTGCATATAGCTTTTTAGCTTTTAATAACTCTAAATCCATAAAGCACCTCCATATTTTTATTTTATTAAGCAAAAATATTCACTTCTTATTGTTGCTTTTCCAAAAGTACTATGTTTATACTCTTTTTCTATAAATTCACAAGTGAAATTATCTTTTAATAGTTTTGATAAATTATTGTCTATTGAGCCAAAAACTAAAAAAACATTGTTTTTATTTTGATTATTTTTTATAAATTGAACTAATCTTTCATCATCATCAATAGTCCAATCTATACCCTTGTTTGTTGCATAGTTATAACCTAGGAACTTTCTATCTTTCTTAACTGTTTTTTGAATGTATGGAGGGTCTAAGAATATAAAGCTATCTTTAAATTCCATGTTTTCATCGAACAAATTATTTGTAATTTCAATTGTTTTCAATGATTTTAGATAAATTTCTAAAGTTTCTAGTTTTTGAGGAGAGTAAAAAGAACTCGATAAACTTGTACTACAACCTCCAAAACCAAATAATACAGTTAATACAGTTTTTTCTATATCAGTAAAATAGTCTTTTTCTTTATTTAAGTTTTTATCTTTGTTATTTCTCTTTCCACAGCAAGGACATACATTAAAAAATATTTTCTTTAATTTTGTATTGTGGTCATTAAACTTGTTTTTATCCTTATAATATAAATCCCTCGAGTTTATATTAAAATCCCATTCTAAGTATTTAAGACCTTTATTATATAGAGCCATTACATCTATTTTTAATAAACTTTCTATTTTTTCATCTTTTACATTTGCTAACACTTTCAATTCTTTAAATTCATTTTTTAATGAAAGCGGAATTTCCATAGCTCCAGCAAATAAATCAACAAAATTTTTTCTATAATTTTCTTCAAATACTTTTTTAATTTCTTTGTAAAATCTACCTTTAGTCCCAAAATATGGAAAAGGTGGCTTTATTCTTGTCATTTGTATACTCCTTTTAATTTTTTACTTTCTATACTTGTTATAACTTTTTTGAGGAGTAAATGTTGCAAAATTTGCAAAGATTATAAAAATTACAATAAATAAAAAAAGCACACCATTTTTGATGTGCCTTTTTTACTTACTTATTTTTTAATTTTTCTTTAAATACTCAATTAATGCTTTTTCTATTATAGTTGTCAGTTTTTCATTTGGATATTTTGATTCTATTTCTTTGAAAAGTTGAGGATCAATTCTAAAAGTTTTATTAAGTTTCTTTTTACTTGCGTCTAGTTTTTTTCTCCCTGCTCCTTTTCTTGCTCCACCTGATGCCATAATTCTCTCCTTTTATTTTTTTAATTTAATCCATCTAATTAAATTATAAATACATAATATTAATATAATTACAGCTAACAGTAAATTTTTTAAATAAAAATTCACTAATATAAGTATTGATACTATTATTGATAATGTTAAAGTTGAAATATTTTTCATTGATTCAATGAGTAAAAATTGATATAATATTTAGACAGGGAGGGTTGTTATCCCTCAACTGCCTAGCTATTACTCTATGATTATCTTTATTAGCTCAATAACAACGACCAGAAGTTCGAGTATTAAGATTATCATTTGTAGTAGCTCTTTTTTATTTAATTTTTTCCCCCCTTTCTTTGGTTTTTTCTGCTTTTTACTCATCTTTTCACCTCCTTATATATTTATTATATCATATCTTTTTGATTTTTGCAAGCGTTTTTTCAAATATATATTTTTTTCAAGTTTTTTTTACTCCCTTTGAACATAAAAAAAAGAGTATTTGAACTCTTTTAGAATAGGCTATATTGTAAATCTTTTTTTATTTGGAGAGAACTTTTATATGTACTTTCTTTTTCTAATAGCTCTAAACTTTCCAAATCAATCTGCCATGTATATCTTTTTGAAGTTTTTATGCATCTATAACCTAATGTGCCTGTTTTACAATAATTGTATATTGTCCCTATTGAAACATTTAATCTGTTTGAAGCCTGAGCCACAGTTATATATTTCTTAGCCATATTTATCCCTCCTTCTAGTTTAATATACCATAAGAGCTATTTTTTGTAAATATAAATAAGAGAGGTTAAACCTCTCTTATTTTTCTTCTAATTTTCTTAAATGCTTTATTTTTTATATTATATATATATTGTCTTGTTATTCCTAGTTTTTTAGCTACTTCCTCTCCATTATATCCTTCAATAAACAAGAGTTTTAATACTTCTTTTTCTCTGCTATTACAGCAAGAAATAATATTTTCTATAAAGACTTTACTTTCTGTTGCTTTCAAATCTACACTATTGTCTTCTATTTGAAAATTTTCTATTTCTGAAAATTGTAATCGTTCTCGTTCACCTTTTTTTATTCCTTCAATCACATATTGTGGAACTCTATACCTTTCTTTATCTATATATTTCCTTATCTTTGCTTCAATATGAAAATATAGATGTGTCATAAACTTTGTATTATAGCTTTCATCAAAAGTCTTTATAGCTTGATAGATTCCAAGTATTCCTTCCTGAAATCCATCATCTGTGTTACCCCATTTATGATTAATCTTTCTAACAGTATTCAAATACTTTTCAATAAGAGTTTCAGTAGCTTCATTGTCTCCCGCCTTGGCTTTTCTTATTAGCTCCAAAATTTCAGTACTTTCCATTTTATCACCTTATAATTATAGTGCTAATTTACTCCTTACTATCTTTTCCTCAGCTACTTTTATAATGTTTCTTATTTCTACTTGCTCTCCAGCTATTTCATTTTGTCTTGCTTCAACTCTTGCTTGTTTTTCTTTTAAAGTTTTTAATTTAGAATTTAATAATTCAGTTTCAGCTTTAAGTAACTCAAGTTCTCTATTTAAGTCATCTCTTTCTTTAAAATACTTATCTTCAAAATTATCTTCATTAATTCTAGCTTTTTTTAAATTATCTAATAATACATTTAAAATAGCTTTATTTCCCTCATCACTTAAATCATAATTTATTGGATAACAAGTTACCATATTTTCACCAACTACTACATAAGTCATCATTTTATCTTTATTGATGTAAAATTCTGCTTTTTTATGAGCATCATAAGCTGCTGTACAGATGTACTCAGTTCCTTGAAATTCATCTTTTAAATCTGTTTCTAATCTTTCTATTTTATCTTCATTTGTTTTTTTCCAAATATCAAATGTTCGGTCATTGATAATTTGATATTTATAAACTCTTGAAGCATATCTCATAAGTGCATGCTTTGTTATATTAATTTCTTTCATTTATCTTCCTCCCAATCATCTATAATTTTTTCAATAGTAACTAACATTGCCCAACTTTTCCAACCATCTCTTTTTAATTTTGCAACTTTACCTATTATAGTTTGAGTCCCTTCTCTATTTTTTAATTCTATTCTTTTTCCTAATCCAACTGCTTTATCTTGTGTCCATGATATTTCTTCAAGTCTGTCATATGTTATTGTTATAATAATAGAATCTAAAATAACTATATAATTATTTATCATTCTTCTTATAAATTTTTTAGTGTTCTTTTTATTCATTAAATACCTTTCAACTAATCTTTTAATCCATTCCAATGCTTTTATTTTACATTTATTTTTTTCATATTCTTCCATTCCATTATCAATTCAGTTCCTTACTCTTCCTCCCAATCAGCTATTTCTTCCACATCAAAATATGAATAATTATGACAATGAGAACATTCATAATAATCTGTATCATGTATACTTAAATCATCTCCAGAAGTATCTTTATTTTTATCTAACTTGAATAACATACCCCTTCTTAGTCCTACTTCTTCTCCACATTTCTTACACTTCCACATCTTCACCCTCCAAATTAAGTTTTTTCAATTTTCTTTTCTCCTGCCATTCAAGTATCTCTTCCAGAACATAAATTAATTTGCTACACTCTTTTACTGTCATATTATCCATTGTTTTATCTTTTCCAAGATAGTGTTCAATAAATTCTTTTTTATCTTTTTCCTTATAAACTTTGCTATATAGTGTATTTAACTTATTTTTTTGCTTCTCTGTTGCGTAGTCATTAATTAATCTATCTAAGATTTTTATAAGAATCTCAGCTTGATTATAGCTGAGATCCTTACTAGAATTTTTATTAAATTTACTTTTTAAAAGTAGTCTATAATCTTCATCTTTTAAGCCTGCTTTATGCTTTAAAGTATGAATATATTTAATTTGATGTTTCTTTATTTCCTTCATTTTTCAAGTCCTCCATTACTGTAGTCATAGAAAGAGGAATATTGACTTTGTTCCCATTTTCATCTTTATAGTATGCTTCAATAAATGTCTTAGACTTCTGAGGTTTCCAAGCTTCTTTTATTATTTTAACTCCTTCAGTTAGTTCAGCATCATCTATATTTCCAGCTATTTTTTCTAGCTCCATAACCCTTGAAGCTTTCAAGTTGCCGTTTTTATCTTTCTTTAAGAGTAAGTTTACGATTTCAAGTAAATGACTATTTTCATCTTGAACTGATTTATATATATAGCTTTTAACCTTCTCTATGCCTGAATGAACAGTATCATCAAAGCTATCAAGCATTCTATGCCCTAGTGTTATAGTGAACTTTCCATCACTACTTGTGAATGTATGAGACTGTTGCTTATCATTTACTCCATATAATTCAGCTTTTAATTCAGTTATGCTTTTGAAATCATCAAATACTTCTTTCTTAGTCATTGCAATTTGTGCTGAAACTTCTTTCACTTTCTTCATTGAACTCATTACTGTTTCATCTACAAGCTTTTTATAAGCTTCTATTTTTTCTTTTCTTTTAGCTTCCTTACTTTTTTCTTCTTCTAAAAATTGTTTTCTTAATACCTCTTTTTCCTCAGGTGTTAGATTTTTAATGTCCATAATTACCTCCTTCTTTTTTGTCTTCTAAAACCCATAATAATGCTTCTTTATACTTTATTAAAGGATATAATGTAAAACTAGATCCTTTATTTTTTTCAATTTCTTTATTTACTCTTTCTAATTCTTTTAAAATTTGTTTTTTAGTCTTAATATTTAAACCTCCATAAATTTTCCAAATTAATTAAAATTTCATAGCCTGTCAATATATCCACAAGTTTTGCATATACTCCATTATTACTTTCATAAGCATAGATAATTCCATCAATTATATACAAATCTTTAAATTCCATATTTAATCACTTAATCTTTTAAAATCAATAATTTCAAATCCTACATTATCTGTATTATATTTAGTTTTCAAATTTTCTATTTGCTTCATTCTAAAAGCTTCCAATTGCTCTCTTGTCATCTCTGAATCAAAATCAAATCCCCAACCAACAAGAGTACTATTTCCATTTATATCATAAACACAACTAATCCAGTATCTATATTTTTTACTCCTATTAAAAAATATTTTTTTATGTCTACAGTCGTAACCTATATTAAAACCAGCTATTAATAAAGCTATTGATAAACCTATTAAAGCCCATGTACTCATAATGCCTCCTTATAAAATCTTATTTTATTAACACTATGCCAAATAACACTATGTTCAATAACACTAATATTAATTAAATTTTTTTATTTATGGTTTTTATAATTTTTTTAATTTCTTTAGTAGTTTCTATATATCTTTCTTTTGCACTATAATTTCCCTTATTAAAGGCTTTCACATAATCCTTTCTCTTAATCAGTAATTTAGCTAACTGGTTAAGCTCATTATCTACTATTGTTGCTTTTTCTCCATATTCATTTACAAGCTCTTGTTTCGCTATCTCTGTTAATCTGATATCTCTCATTTTTCCCTCCATATTAATAGTTAATTGCTAACATTGTTACAGCTGCTTTTATTTGATCCAGTGTTAATTTACCATTAGTAGAGACATTATTAGTTGATATATGCCCAGTTAATGTAAGTAAATTTGCTAGTTGTCTTGCTGATCCTCTAACTGTTAAATTGATGTAGCTAATCATTTCTTGAAACTCTTTTTCACTATATAAATCAATTTCATTCTTTAAGAATTTTTTTACTATTTTACTTACATCATCTATATTTAATTCTCTTAAAGTCATATTTATTACAGCTCTTGAATAAAGGTATTCATAGCCTTTTGTTTGTGAATAGATTTTACTCTTTAATGCTTCTGTTCCAGCTATTATGATTCCAACGCCAGTTTGGTCAGCTATACTTCTAACTATATCAATTATTGCTGGTTTTAGGTGTTCACCTTCATCGATAACTATAATTGTCTCAGTAAACTTTACACTATCCTTTATTCTTTGTTTAATAGATTCAGTATTATTCCCATTTGCATCTATTCTTAACTCTCTAGCTATTTTTTTTATAAGTCCAACTACTGTTATTCCAGTTTCTGCTGTTATAAATAAAGCTCTTCCTTTATATTGTTTTGCCCACTCCATTAAAGTATGAGTTTTTCCTATCCCAGCACGACCATATATATAAGCTATTTTTGCTGAGTCTATTGTTTGAGTCATTACATTAGAAGCAACATAATTTTCTATAACCTGGGCCGCATAAAAAATTCTTTTCTTTACTTCTGTGTCAACTGAGAAATCAATTCTTCTCATTTTCTTTTTATGTCTTTCTAAGAATGCTTCAACTTTTTCAGTTAAAGCCTTAACATCTCCTGTGTATGTACCTTTTCTATACTCTGAAAGTGTACTACTTCCTATGTTCATAGCTTTTGCAATCTTCGTATAACTTATATTGTTTTCTTCAGCAAATTTTTCTAAATCTTCTATTATTTTCTTCATTTAATACCTCACTTAATCTATTTCAACATATAAACCATTACCAATATACTGCTTTTTCTTTCCTGTCTTATCCTCAATTACTTCTATAACTTCAGCTTCTGCTACATCTTTCATTGTTAAAATATTGCTATCATCTCTCATTGCTACTGTTAAATCAAGTATCTTTTCTCCATATTCTTTAATCTTTTTCTTTCTATAATTATTAATTTTGATACCAGTAATATCGTTAAATCCAACAGGTACAAGTTTTCTAGCTTTACATAAAAACTCTCCTGTGTCTAAGTAAACATAGAGTTCACTTAAATTATGTGGATCATATTTAATTCTTACACGCTCAGTTTGATGATAATACAATGCTTCATGTTCATAGGTATTTCCCATAAAAGTAATTCCGTTTTGTTGTACTGTCTTCATTTCTTCATATAAGAAAAGTCTTCTTAGTTTTTCATCACTAAGCATTATTCTATTTTCAACTGGATACTCTTCATTAAAGACTTCCAAAGGAGTACGATTTTCCATTCCTCTTCCTCTATGTGCTTTCATTCCTCCTGCTCTTCTTATCTCATAGAATAAATGATTTTTATAATCTATATATTTTGCTAGTTCCATTTCTACATGTTCTTCTTCTAATAATGCCCCCTTTGCCATTTTAATTTGTGCAAAAGTTTTCATATGTTCAGGTCTTTCAACAATATTCCCACCTAAATAAGTTCCAAACATTTTAGAAAAATTTTCTTTTAAATCTCTAAAATATCTTTCTATTTCTTTGGCTTGAGCATTGTAAGGTCTTGCATGTGTTACCTCTATTCCAAGACTTGCATATAGCCCTTCAAGTTCTTCTGTACCTTTTAAGATCTTATTTTTAAAAGCTTTACCATTATCTGTATATATTTTCTTAGGTACTCCATACTTTTCGATAGCTCTTTTTAGTGCTATTGCAACTGCTTCTGTATTTTCAGTCCAGGATAAAGTATAGCCAACAACCATTCTACTTTTTAAATCTAACCAAGCTATCAAAGTAGGTCTTCCAAAATCTCTTTGTTTGTTTGCTTTTCTCTTTTTCCCTCTATAACATTGAAAGTCTAGTGTATGTCCATCTGCCATCCATACATCTCCAGCTTTAACATCTTGTAAACCTCTTATTATAAAGGTAGAGTAAGTATCTTTAAATTCTTTTGCACCCATTCTAGCTCTGTCTTTTTCAATTATATTTACATCATTGTTTAAGAAATTTCTAAGAGTCCCATAACTAATAGCATCTATCCCAAACATTTCTACTATTTTCTGCCAAACAACAGTCATTTGAGGTTTATTCTTGCTAAAATAAAGTTTTTTAGTCATTTCTAGCACTTCTTTATTGACTCTTCTCAAACCTTTATTAGCTCCATGTCCAGAAGCAAGTGCCAATGGATTATCTCTATTTTTCTTATAAATTCCATACCATCTTCTAAGAGTTGGCACTGATAAATTTTTTAAAATCTCCATTTGTTGTGGAAACTCTTCTCTCGCATTTGCTACAAATTCTTTTATAATTACATCTTTATTTTCTAGTTTTTCTTCATAAGCCTCCTCTAATTTTATACAAAGTATATATCTTGAATTAGCCACCCTTTGATTCCAATTAGGTAATTCATCTATATTCTTAGCTTCATTCTTTTTTACAGTTCTAGTCAATATCTTAGCTTTTTGCTCATCAACTATTATTCCTAACTCTCTATCTACCTCTTCTTTCAAATATAGATTTTTATATACTTTGTCTACTTTTTCTTTTACAACTATCCAGCCTTTATTTTGTGCCATTTTTAAAGCTGTTGTTCTTGTCTTCTTAAAGAGTCTTTCTATGTCTTGTAATGTGTAGTATTTATCCATAAAAAGCCTCCTTTAAAATATTTTTTCTCCTATTGCTTCTTCTATTCTTTTTTCTGCTTCATAATCTCTATTAACTGGAATTTCCCTCAATATTCTATGTATTTTATCTATATCAACTCCTACTTTTTTTGAAAATTGTGTTGCTGTTATTCCTTTTTCTAACAAAAATTTATTAAAAAATTTAAACTTTTTATCTCTATTTTTTATATTTTCAGGTGTCTTTTTTAAGATTTTCAAAGCTTCTTGCTCTAACTCTGGAAGTTCACCATTTTTAAATTTTAATGCTTCATATTGACTAAGTTTAAGTGCTTTAATCATTTGTAGCCAAGAAATTTCACAGTCAACCATTTCTTTCCTTAAATTAAGGATTCTTACTAGATTATCTCTAATTTGTGTGACTCTCTTTTCTACTGCTTCCATATTCTGCTAACTCCTTTTCTATTCTTGCTATCATTGTCTTAAAACTTTCTTTATTTTGATAACAATATTCAAGCATTCCTTTTAAATATTTTTCTCTTTCTTCCATTCTTTCTCCTTTTATGCTATAATTAAGCATATTTGTTTTTGTTGGGACATCAAACTTTGGTCGGAGAGGTGTCCCTATTTTTTATAGTATTTATTGCCTGTTCTGGTATAATATTGCCTTAATGCTTCCACTGTCTTTAAACCTAAATATTTAACTGCCCCCTCTTCATCACCTCTTTTAATATATAGTTCTAATGCCAAAGCATGTCTAATATCGTTTATTTGATATTCAACACCTAAATATTTTTCTGTTGCTTTCTTATTCCATCTTCTTATACTATATTCACAAACATTAAAAATTTTCCCATCTATCATCTCCTTATCACAATATTTTTGAATATCTCTCGAAAGCTCTTTAGATATCTTATGAATACCTATATATGATTTATCTCCATAAACTATATCTTCAACTTTTAAATTTACTATATCTTTTATTTTAAAGCCTGTTTCCTTGATTATTTCATATATCAACCTTTCTTTCTCAGTAACTGAATTACTTAAAATGTTAAATTGCTCCAATGTCATAAATGTCTTTTCTAAAAATTCACGCTTATAGTTCTTTATACTTACTGTTATATCTAGTCCTAACACTTCTTCAAAAAAGAACTCTAAAGCATTTAAATGAACTGCCCTACTATTCTTTTTTAAAAGTTTCATATTTTCATCTAAATATCTAACCACATCCTCTTTTGTAATATCAATAATATCTTTGTCTGTTACTTCTAAAAAGTTGCCTACTATTTGTGTATAAGTCTTTTTTGTTGCTTCACTGTATCCTCTATAGTTCATTTCTGTCTTTAATGTCAATAAATCCAGAAAATACTTATTCATTAGATCCAAACACCTCTTTTTTTAACATCTCTACATCTTCTACTAGCCTATCATGTAGACTAATCAATAGTTTTACATCTTCTTTAATAACTTCTATATCTGTTAAATATTCTTGAAAAGCTTCAAATGAATCAAGTAGATCTCCTATTTCTCCATCTCTTGATTTTATTATGCCAACCATTTCATCAAGTTGAGCCTGTTGTGCTGGAAGTAAAGTAGGAGTTCTTAGGATTAACTCATTCTTTCTATATTTCTTCATTAATTCTCTTACAAATCTTCTGAACTTTTTAGCATTTTCAGTATTAGCTAACATAGTAACTTCATAAAGTCCATCCTCTGTAAAAAGTCTTTTTTCTCTTTTCTTAACCACTCCATTTTCAATACTATCTACCTTTTTCAAATAAGAGAACTCTTTATTTTTTAGTTCTGGGTTTTTTGTAAGTAAATTTTTTAATGTAGTAGTATCAGTAAAACCAATAGCTTTCGCCAAAACATCCATTTCTATTTCTATTTCATTATTTTTTATTATTACTCCTAGTTTCATTCCATTGTAGGTTATTAAACTTTTATTTTCTTCCATTGCTTCTCCTTTCAATTAGTTTTTTATTATCATTCAAGCCTTAAAGTTTTCTATAAGCATTCCCCCTTTATTGATTTTTTACCTCTTAAAAGTTATAATTTAATTAAAACTTTGGAGGTACTTTTATGAAACCTTATGAAACTGCTAAATTACTAAAAATATATTTAAAAGAAAATAATAAAACTGAAATAAAATTTTTTTTTGAAACTCCATTTGATTCTGTAGAACATCAAGAAAACCTTAAATATCTAGTTAGTATTAGAGTCTTATCAACAGACAGTAAATTTAGCTATTTCAAGCCAACCAATTATTATAATTTTTATTTATTTTTTCATATATCACCTTACCAATTATTAAATTTTTATAAATTTATCAAAGATTTAATCTAAAATTTTAAATAATGGACTAATGAATAAATTATCTAGTTTTCCAGCATTATCTAACTCTTTTAGCTCATTAGCAGTTATTATTTTAAAGTCTGTACTTCCATAAGCTCTCACTAGATAACAAAGTTCTATATTGGGAGCTTGTTCTTTTATTGCTATTTGTAAATCAAACCAGTTAAAATCTGTTATAACTTCTTCTATTGGTATATATTCCCCCTTTTTAAATTTATTTAATTTTTTAAAATCTATTTTTTGTTCCTTTGTTTCTTCTATAAGTCCCTCCTTATCTTTATCAAAAAATACTTTTTCTATAATCCCCATTATTACTATGTATAAAAATAAGAATATTCCAATTTTTGCAAAAATAGTTATTATAAATTTTATAATCATCTTTTTATCCTTCAGTTTTTAATAGAGCAAATCCTTTTAATCTATTAGGTCTTTCTATCTCTATAGGACTAGGTCCACTCTTTATCTTTTCTTCTATCTTATTGCTAGAAATGTAAAGCTCTTTACTTTTTTCCATTTCTTCCATTGAAAATATATAATCTATATTAGTTTTTACTTTTTCCCAATCAGCTTTACTTAGCTTTGATATTTCATTTATTAATGCTTTTGATATTTTCATTTTTCCTCCATTCAATTAGTATTTAATTATCATTTAATCCTTAAAGTTTTCTATAAGCATTCCCCCTTTATTGATTTTTTTCCTCTTAAAAGCTATAATTTAATTAAAACTTTGGGAGGTACTTTTATATGTTTAATAACTTTTTTTCTTTTCTCTTGATTATCCCGCTTTTACTGATTCAATTTTTTGCTTATTTTGTTTTCTATACTATAATAATTGGTGTTAAATATTTTTATCTTGCAGTAAAAATTCCAATAAATAAAATTCTTTTCTTAAAAAATAAGTATTATTCTCTGCATTTTTTCGTGTCCACTGGGGTATTTCTTTTTAATCTTTTTCCTAACTCCTCCTTTTATAATGAAGCTATTTTATTTTTTATCTTTGTACCAACTTTATTATTCTTTAAAACAGAGGTTAATAAAGTATTGTTAAATTATTCTTTAAAAGCTATTGCATTTTGTTATATTCTTAAATTTTTTCCTCAAAATACAAATTCTTTAAGTATATTCCAAAAGATATTTTTACTTGCAGATTCAAAAGATGTTTCAATTCTTAGCTATTTAAATTTTTTAATTAAAGCTATCGTTTCAACTAGCTTATATCTTACAATTATTAAATCTATTATTGTCATGAGTTTAGAAGTCTTATCAAAAGAATCGGAAGAAATGCAAAACAAAATAATCCAAGAACTGACTCAAGAAAAAGAATAA